CGATCACTCAAAGAAATACTAAGTACTTTTTTAAGAGATATAGGAGAAATGTTTGTGTTTCCAAGAATATCTTGTGAAGCAAACTGAAAGAATCCATCGTTAGAGACGAATGATTTAGCAAACCCAATTGTAATACCATAGTCTTCACAGACTTGTACATACGATTGAGCTACCTCCTCATCCCCTATAACAATATCATCTCCCAGAACTATATAGTCTCTAAAGTGCTCTTTTTCTACTCTACAAGCAGATAAGTACACAAGAAAATGATGAATAATTGCTAAACCTGACCAGGAAGATATAGTTCCCATGGGTTGACCTCTAGTATATCTATAGGCCACCCCCTTGAAATTATAATCTCGGTTAACTAACATGTTAACCCAAGCCTCGGCAGAATTAGTACCCATAAAGGGAGCTAATACCTTAGTATATAATTGCTGAGGGATTAGATCCGTAGCAGATTTAAGATCATATGATGCAATATAAGAATGAGGACGAGACATAAAGTCTTGGACTGATTTTAATTGATCAAAGGTCGCATCTGATGGGATAGTCCGTAACACGGAGAACATAGATTCCTGAATAGGCCGACATATCCATTGAGTCCAGTAATCAGATATAGCAAACACCCGGATTTTACCGGCTGCTTCTAATTTGATAGCTAACTTACCAAGGGATAAAGTTGGAATTTGCTCAGATAGAGAAATCTTTTCTTTCAACCAGAATTTTTCCAGTTGTTTAGATAGATGCTCCATTAGAGTTACCACTTCAGGTAATCCTTCAAATCTCCAAGATTCCTTAATTCCTAATTCAGGTTGATACCACTCTTGTTGTACCGTTTTAATAAAGGAAAACAATAATTTATGTTGACCCTTATGAAAATGGGCAAGAGCATCCAACCCTGATCCAATGAAAGAAACTTTATGATTAGGACCAACGGTCAAAGTCATAGGAGGTTCTTCCACATTAATATTAAATTTACATTTAATATTATCTATGTTATATTCCTCCCAGAAAGAAGGGGCAAAAGCCTCCAATTCCTCGAAAGAATCAAACATATCTAAGGAAAAAGGTAAAGATTTAACTTTCGTTAATTCTTCAAAACCCGGAAAAATCATTTGATTACGAGACCCATCTTTAGGAAGATGGAATCTCGGTGCTGAAATAGAATCTAAATTAGGTTCACCATACTTCCCTACTATCGCTTTATAACTATGTAATACGCTTGTTAAAGCTCTTATATAGACTATATTAC